AGTTCTTCTAGCTTGGCCTCTAGATATTTATTGCGTTGTATATACGCACCTGACATTGTGTCTTGTCTAAATACGTTAGCTCTATACGGTTCGATACTGGGGCTCGTATTACCCATAATCAAAGAGCTAGATGCGTTAGGTGCTATAGCAGTCCAATGACTAAACCTTCTTTCTACCCCAGCCTTTTTAGCATCCGGGCAAGGGCCGCGTAGATCACATAGAATTTTATCTCCCCGCTTACATTCTTTATGGATGTGCTGGTAGATTGCTTTATTGGTAACCTTCGTCATTACCCCCTCAAGGGCCATATCCTTCTTCTGGAAGTACGCATGGAGCCCAAGGGTACCAATACCTATGGAACGCTCATTAAGGGCTGATACAACGGCTCTGGAGATCGTAGGGGGTGCTTCTTTAACGAAAGCATCCAAGACGTTATCGAGCAATTCCATAACGTCCGGGATAAACTTTCTATTTGATTTCCATTCATCAAAATACTCTATGTTCAAACTTGATAGACAACATACGGCTGTTCTTTCTTTGCTAGTTGGTAAGAAGATCTCCGTACAAAGATTAGACCCATTTATTTTGAGTCCTTGATCTTTAAGCCAGCTTGGTAGTTTGTCGTTGGCGTTGTCGATGAAGATAAAGTAGGGTTCTCCGGTTTGGGTTCGCATTTCGAGGAGCTTAGTCCAGAGGCTTTTAGCGGAAACCGTCTCAACCACTTCTTTGTTGTTTGGGTTGATGAGAGGCCACGAGTCGTCATAATTTTCATCCCTCATTGAGTTTTCAATAATCTCCATAAACTCGTTTGAGATGTTCACCCCGTGATGAAGATTCAAAGTACGAAAGTTCTGATCACCTGTAGGCTTTCTCATTTCTACAAAAGATATAATATCGGGGTGACTAATATCTAAGAAAGTGGCGTAACTTCCGCGTCTAGTGTGGCCCTGTCGATAGGCCATAGAACATGCATCATATGTTTTGAGATGAGGCATTACCCCAACTGATATATCATCTGATGCTCTTATTTGTACATGAATGCCAACGCCGCCGCCGTGCATCGACAAGTTGTTTACTTCACTTAATGTCTCTACTAATCCCTCGGCACTGTCATCGAGGTAACTTAGGAAACAAGATATAGGTAAGCCGCGTTTGCTACGGCCATAAGATAGAATAGGTGTAGATAAAGATAACCAATGTTTACTGGTGTAATCATAAAGGCGTTGTGCGTGTTCTTTGTCGGTTCCAAACTTCTCACAAACAAACTTAAAACGTTCTTGTGGACTTCCTTCACCTTGTATCATGTAGCTTTCTCTAAGCCGAGTAAGTCCAAGGTCATCGAATAAATTATCTCTTTCTAAATCTATGTGTATTTCTTCGGCAAGCATCATTGTTTTGTCTTCTTTTCTCTTATGTGTTTCTGTAATTCCGCCCAGCCGTGTAAGTTTGAACAGAGAATATTTGTGTCGATGGTGTTATCTAAAAAAATGTCACAATCCGCCGGGGTGACTGATATTTCAGAAGGATGATTATCTTTGCCAAAATAAATTGAACTACGCTCTACCCAAGCGACTACTCCGCCAGCTTTGTGTATTGCTTCTATTTCGTTTGGAAATCTTACATCATCGAAGATAGCTACCCCGGACATGTGTTCGGTACGGGCTAGTGCTATGTTGACCCATATATTTTTATGGATCATGTCTCTACCCCACTCGGTACCAAGCGTTTGCATCGCGTAGCGGGGAGTTTTACCGTCTAGGATCTCACAAGGTTTTTCTTTTAAATCACCAGAGATCTGACGTTCATTAAAACCCATGACTTTCATCATGCATTTAATTGTGTCAGCAAATCGACAGACTATCGCATCATGCGTTTCGTTCATGTGGTTAGCTATGTAGGTCTTACCACTACCTTTTTTGCCACATAGTCCTATTAACAACCTCGCCATTAACTAATCCTTTTTGGGTTTGAATTTGTTAATGTCGATCACTTTGCTGTCTTGAAACTTTTCAAGTAATTCTTCGTCTGGAGTAAAGATGATTTCAGTATCTGAAACGATCTGCATACTCTCTTCAAACGAGGAAACGTTACGAACAATTTGTCCGATAGATAGGATCTCTTGATCCTGAGAACTCAATAATCCGAATATTCCGGCTACGAGATTTTTTAAGATCTCTTGAGACTCTTCATCCATCTTATCCGGGAACTCCCAACCAAAACGAAAATCAACACCTTCGGTTTCTAGGTTGGGTACTAATTCTATAAATGCTCCAATAAACTTTTCTTCTTGCATACTCATAAACCTCTTATTTTATTTAATAAATTTACGGAGCGTTTCTTAGGCCGCTCTTTAATCCACTCAACAGGAATTTCTTTAGCGGCAAATAAAAAGCCGTGCTTCTCGCACCAATCCGCATATGATGTCTTACTGCCCTTACGAAGTTTTCCGCGTGGGTTATTGAAGACAAAACGAAGGTCGAGAGACGGCCCGTATTCTTCACGAATATAAATATGCTTTTTACGGTCTTCTGTTGTAAAACGTCCTTTGCTTTCTATTACAATTCCATTTGGTAAAACGTAGTCCGGGGTGTAATGCCGCTGGATAACAGGCACCATGAACGGAATACGGAAGGGTTCGTACTCCGCCTTAATCCCGGCTTCTTTAAGTTGGGTTCCTATATCTTCTTCAAGACCAGATCGATAGCCATTGGCTATTGCCTGTCTCCTACGATTTGCAACATACGCCATTAGGCTGTCTTCGTAGGGTTATAGTTTTTGACAAGTATCCAGTACTGTAGAAGATTGTTAAACATCTCCATGTGTCTGGTATGCGTTTCTTTATCCCATACATGCCCCAGTACTACCCGGGTATCTCCTCGATCTACAAAGATCGATACTCTTTCTACATCTTTAACGTAGCCACATCCTTGTGCGTAAGCAGACAACTGCATCCCGTAATTGTCATACGCTAGGGTTTCTGGATCTTTTCCTTCCAGATTATCTTTTGTTTTAAAATCAACAAAGATACCGGACTTGGAGTAAAGATCTATCTTACCCCCATAACCAAGTTCAGAATAAAACGACTCTTCAGCTAACCAAGTTTCATCGGGAAACTTTTCATCGAGAAATTCCCTGACCCGCTTGTATACACCAGACTCATTTTTACCAGTGAACCCGTCTTCAATCATAGAGTGGATAAACGTACCAGCTTCGGCCGCTTCTTCAGTAACCTTCTGGCTGTCTTTCTTACACCGTTGTATGAATTGATGAAGAGATTCATCTTCGTTTTGATGTAGCTTCAGCGCACTATTAATAGCTTGCTTTATCTTCCAGTTTTCTAATGCTGGTTTAGCGGCAATATTAAGGACAGTCGTAACTGACGGAACGAATCCGTTCTTACGAGCATCCCTTAAAGTTGTATTGCGGGTTTTACCGTTTGCGCCGACAATGGTGTACTGCGAATTACCATCCGTATCGTACCAGTGGCCCGACTCCTGTCCGTCTGCCATAGTTTACTCTTCGTCTGCTAAATCGTCTTCTAAGTCTGTACTTACGCCCTCAATTGCTTCCACTGCGTGGAGCGTAGCGTCACTGTCTGTTAAGGCTTTCTTATAGGCGGCCTCAACCTTTTCGTTCTCTGATTTAACCATCGAAGCCATGACCTTGCATGTCTCGTAGATGTCTTCAGTCATCGGTAAAGGATCGTCTAGCTGGGGCTCATAATGCATTACCCACCAAACATTACCACCAGCACCTTTTTCTCTGGTGAGGCTAACCTTTGATGAAAATTCATACATCTTATTCCGTCTAGGTATTCGTTTAAGAAACTCGTCCTCAAACGTACCGAAACCAGAACCTTTCGCCATAATAATGACAGGCATGTTTTCAATCTTTGCCTCTTCACCATCGGCTGTCTTACCCTTGTATGACACTAAGCCACGAATTTGACGAAAGCACTTGATATTAGTGTACTTTCTCTGATCTTCCTTACTCATTTCATTGAGTACTTTAGATACAGGTTTACCACAACGAACTGTACCTTTCATGTCACGAGCTTCATCTCGTAACATCGGAATCATAAGTGTTTTATTCGCAACTTTGTTTGCTTCGGGATCGTATTCAATCCATTGAAACAGTTGACTCAAGGGACGGAAGGTAACCGTCTTAGCAAAGATCGGATCTTCGCCCGTGCCTTTTACAAAAAGCTGACCACGAGGCAATTCTTGCCCTTGTTCGTTTTCTTCCTGATAGTTGATTTTCAACTCAGGCAGACGATCAGTGCCACTAGGGCCATCAGTACCACCCATTCCCAAGGTGGCCGCCAGTTCCAATTGTTCAGATCTGGATATTGTTGCGAGTTCATTCATAAATTTCTCCGTTTAAAAATTAGTTAAGGTAAATAGGATACTACAGTTAATGTAACTAGTCAATCGAGATCTCGTTTTGTTCCATCCAATTTGGCCCAATGCTAACTTCGATGTCGAGTGGTAGTAGTAATGCGTAATTAAATCGTTCTAATACTTCTTCTTGCATTTCTGCCATCGCCCACTTCAAACCCTCTACAACCTTAGATTGTTCTCCCGGGTAAACATCAACGACTATGGAGTCATGCACTGTTAAAATAAATTTTGATTTTAATTGAGTTGCTTTGAAACGTCTTAGTGCCCTAATACACGATAACACCACCAGATCACCTGTAGCAAAAGATTGACAAGGATAATTAACAATAGCTGTAGCATTTGTTACTCGGCCGTTTCTTAGTCGTTTGGCGTTTGGAAAATAGAACTCACGGCCGCTGGGTATCTTAACTAACCCATCGCGCAATACACCGTTCATCAACTCTTTGTGCCAATCAGCTAATCCTCGGTAGATGTTAAAGTATTCTTTGAAGTAGGCTTGGACATGCGGGGGCTCGTTAGCACCCATCCCGCCGTAGAGAGGTGCAAAGGTATAGGCTTTCGCCGCCTGTCGCATATCCTTCGTAACATTTTCAACAGGACACTGATTAATAATCGAAGCAGTCTGTTTATGGACATCCTTACCTGTTTGAATGTCTTCAATGATTTGTTCGTCACGAGAAAGTTCTCCGGCCACGCGATGCTCAAGACTAATAAAGTCGGCTTCCAAAATGGTGCCGCCTTCAAACCTAGAACGTACGGCTTTGCGTACGGGAAATTTAGATCCCTTCGGTATATTTTGGAAGTTAGGATTGCTGGATGACAATCGCCCTGTACGAGTGATGCACTGGTTGAACTGCGCGTGAAGTAAACCAGTTTTTCTGGTTGATTGATCAATGTTCTTGATAAACGAGTCTAGGTAAGTGCTAATCGCGTTTAGCCTAGATATCTTAGTCAAGAATTCCACGGCAACTAAATTTTCTTTTTGTTCAGCCTGACTAATCAGTTTCTTAATCGTGACCTTATCGGTCTTGAAACCATTGATGCTGGCATCCATTGGAGTAGTGGGCACGAGCTTTAGCCCGGCTACTTGCCCTGTTTTGGTGAGTGTGTATCCTTTGCCGTCACAGTGTGTACACTTGGACAGGTTTTTATAGGGCTCACCATTGACCTTAATCTTCTGTACCTTTCCTGTACCTTTGCAATGCTCACAATGATGGGCAATTGTCTTCATTACCTTACGAGTTGATTTGCGTACAGTATTGGCAAACTGCGCTGGGCTCATACGAGGTGGCGGTAATGGTTTACCCCGGGCATTGACGCCGATGTTGAAAGCATTCTTATGGTAATCCCGATTGAGTACCGTCCTAGAGTAAACGACCTTAGTCATGTCGATTCCAGAATTTAAATTAACTGGAGTATCGCCCATCACATCTAAGACGATATCTTCTAAGCGTTGCTCTATCTCTTTTTTTTCAGCAAGATATTCATCCCGGACTTTG